ACTATGGCGTCACTGAGAAATTAAGCACACTTGGTGATGCCATAGACGCTGGCAAAAACTTCTCGGATTTAGATCGAGAGGTTGGTAGTCAGTATCTGGTACACGATATCAAAGCTACGGCTGAGATATATCAAAAGCAGAAGGAACAATTCGAGGACGCTGAAGGGGTTTCCCTTGTCCCTGTGCGCGACCTCATGTGTGAGTTCTGTTCCGTGTTAACAGATATTGAACGATCAGGTATGGCAATTGATATTGATGTACTTAATAAGGTAGATCAGGATTATCAGAAGGAGCAGGAGGAACTCCAGTCGTATCTGAAACGTAAGACCCATGAGCTTATGGGCGACACCGAGGTTAACCTATCCTCCCCTGAACAGATGTCCGAGGTTGTGTACTCTTGCAAGCTTGTCAATAAAAACAAGTGGAAAGAGATCATGAACATTGGTACAGATGAAAGGGGTAAACCCAAACGTCGCCCAAAGCTATCCCTTGCAGAGTTTAAGCAATCACTGAACCTATGCTTTAAGAGGTCATACAAGACCAAAGCTTTGCAATGCCCTTCCTGTCAAGGTAGAGGACACTTCTTTAAAATGAAGAAGAGTGGTGAGCAATTTAAGAAGCCTACCAAATGTCCTGCTTGTGATGGGAAGGGCTTTATCTATCAAGATCTGAATGAAAGAGCGGGTTTAAATATTAAGCCATCTGTTGCACTAGCCTCAGCAGGTGGATTTAAGACAGACAAGCTTACCTTATCTGCTCTACTTAATCGTGCTGGTGATCCAGATTCTCGTAAGTTCTTAGAATCCATCGTCAGATTGTCAGCAATTGAAACCTATCGTTCTTCATTTATTGAAGGTATCAAGAAAGGTATTAAAGACGATGCTTTACTTCACGCTAATTTTAATCAGTGTATTACTGCTACAGGTCGTTTGAGCAGCAGCAACCCTAATCTACAGAACATGCCAAAGGGTAAGCTGTTTCCTGTACGACAAGCCTTTGTCAGTAGATTCGATGAGGGTGAGTTAATTGAGATTGACTATTCACAGTTAGAGTTTCGTGTAGCTGGTACGCTGGCTAGAGACTCTAAGATTAAGCAAGAGGTTGAAAATGGATTTGATGTTCACGCCTACACAGCCAAGGTGCTTACAGAACATGGAGAACCAACAGAACGAGGTCCAGCTAAGTCATCGACCTTTCGTCCTCTCTACGGAGGAACATCAGGCACTCCGGCGCAGATGGCTTACTTCCAAGAGTTCTTCGGAAAGTACCGAGGGATCTTCGACTGGCATACGCAACTACAAGAGCAAGCAATCAGAACAGGAAGAGTTGTCACAGCCACAGGAAGGCAGTTCGATTTTCCAGGTTGCTACAGAAATAGCCAAGGAAATGCCAGTGCTAAAACCCAAATAGTTAACTACCCAGTTCAGTCTGTAGCAACAGCAGAGATTGTACCTCTTGGTGTAATCCTTCTCTGCCGTAAGATTACTGAGCTAGAACTACAAAGCCGTGTCATAAACACAGTACATGATAGTGTGCTGATTGACACTCACCCAGACGAGATCGACATCATTAAAGATATCGGTCCAGCTTGTTTACTCGAAGCACAGACAGAAGCACACAAGCGTTTTGGACTTGATAAGTTTATCCCGTTAGACGTTGAAATGTCTAAAGGAAAAAACTGGATGGAACAAGAAGATTTTGCTTGACATTTGTGTAATGATGTGCTACAAGAACTATCTTTAAACTTTGGAGTTCGATATGAACGAGATTGCTCTCTTTGAAAACAGTGATGATTTTGCCTTACTATATTCTGCATCTACCTCTGGCGCACCTAGTATTGCACGGGCGCGTATCAACCGGGATGCTAACGTAGAGGATGCTGATGAAAATCTGGTAAGTGTACCAGCCCCATCTATTGCTTTGCGCGATCCCTCGGAACAGGAATACTTCTCAAAAGAAGCTTATATGCGTATCTACTTTGATACGATGCAGACTGCCGTGTTTGATTCAGATGCTGAGAAGTACACTAATATGTCTTCTCACTTCAAAGACTTTAGTAAACCAGCCTTGGACTGGCAGGGTGGTGATAAGTGTGGATGGATTCCATCTAAGATGAAGGAGAAACTTCGCACCTCTGATCCAGTTGCATTTGCCAGTGCGAATAAAGTTAAGTTGTATCGTCACCTCTTTGGAACACTTCGTATGGAAGATCCTGTTTCACCAGGGAACGATGGCCCTAATGAGGTAAAAGATGTTCCTTTCCGTATGCGCCTTGGACCCTCCAACTTTATGGAGGTCAGTTCAGTCTTGGGTGGCTTACTCAAGCAAAAGGTTAATCCGGCTTCTGTTGAACTCAAGATTGACTTTGAGCTAAACAAGCGTGGATCTAACAAATGGTTTACGTTGAAGTACAAGCCTATCATGACCAACATCATTGAGTTGGACAGCGACTACAAAATTCTGCTGGATGACTTCTTCGATCTTGTTAAGTATGAGAATGAACAGGTATCAGAGAAGATGCGAGAAAACAGTAATGATGTTGTAGACTCTTTTGATGATGTTCTTGAGGCTTGATAATGTTTGAAGATGTACACTGGTTACAAGTTAAGATAGACGACTTTTTATCTGGAACACCTGAGTTACCACAACATCTTATCTTTAAGGCATCTCAGAACTTCAACGATAAGCTTGGTCGTTTTAATTCTAAACCAAGGGGGAAGTCAAACCTTCCCTCGCTTTCTCAAATCGGCAAACCCTTTTGTCAGTTACACGCTAACAAGCTAGACTGGTCACAAACACCAAAAGACCACAGCTTTAAAATTAAGATGACCTATGGTGATATGACTGAGGTAATCGCGGTTGCTATCCTTGAAGCTGCTGGTGTTAAGATCTTTGCTTTGAATCAGAGAACACGCTTAGAAACTACAGAGGGTGATCTGTATGGCGAGTTTGATTTAATCATTGAGGATGATGACGGTAACCTTACGATGTGGGATATTAAGTCTGCATCTAGGTTTGCTTTCGAGCACAAGTTTAAATCGTATGAAGCTATGAAAGAAGGCGATAGCTTTGGTTACGTTAGTCAGTTATTCGGGTATACTATTGCAGAGCGGCCAAAGTATCCTGATATAAAAGCAGGTGGCTGGATAGCAATTAACAAAGAGACAGGAGAGATGAAGGTCTGTTCTGTCGATCCTACTGATGAAGAAATATACCACGCTAACATTGTCAGGACTATCAAGCGTTATAAAGAGGCTGGAGAAAATAACTTCAGTCGAGAGTTCTCTGACGTAGAAGAGACTTGGTATAAGAAGCCTACTGGTAACCGTAAGTTAGCCAGCTCTTGCTCATTCTGTGATTATCGTTACTCTTGCTGGCCTAATTTAGAGTATCGTAAAAAAGCAAAGTCTAAAGCAGCAAATGCGTATGAATACTACACGCACTATAAAGAAGAAGAAGTCGCTTAAATCTTCTAGGTATAGGGCTAGGGCTAAAGGATATAGATCTGGTCTTGAAGATAATGTAGCTTTACAGTTGTCTAACTTAGGCATAACAAACTGTTACGAAGTTACAAAGGTAGCATACCTTCAACCAGAAAAACGTCGCACATATACCCCTGACTTTCTATTGCCTAACGGCATCATCATAGAAACGAAGGGGATCTTTTCTTTAGAGGATAGGCAGAAGCATCTTTGGATTAAAGAGCAATGCCCAGACCTTGACATCAGATTTGTATTTAGTAATTCAAATGCAAAGATTCGCAAGGGAAGTAAGACAACCTACGCAATGTGGTGTGAGAAGAACGACTTCATTTATGCGGATAAACTAATCCCAGAACAGTGGATTAAACTTAGGAGAAGAAAAAGGTGGACGAAAAAGAAAGCTTTGAAGTAGCTCACAAAGTCTTTATCCCTGATAATACCTTTGCAATCTTTGTGCATTGTGATGCTGAGAACGAGACTCTACAGGTTGATGTTGGAGATTTTGTTTCAGAGAACCTAGTTGGCACTCGTGAGTATGATGCGATGGGTTTGATAATTAGTGAACTGAGCACATCTATTGAGGAAGCAATGCAACGGTTTGCTGCTATTGATCCTGACTTTGATATTGAACAGCAGATTAGTGTAACATTGGAAGGAAATGATAATGTCATTCCTTTCCCTAATTTAAATAGGAAGAACTAATGACGAGTAGAAACTCTGTAATAGAAACAGCACAAGATATAATTAATGGTGATCGACAAAATGAATACGGTCCTCCTAACAAAAACTTCCAAGATATTGCTGAGGGTTGGTCCGTTATCTTTAACAGAAAGGTCCGTGCCTATGAAGTGGCCCTGGCAATGGACTGGGTTAAAACTTGTAGAGCTTTAAAGAGTCCGGGTCTAGCAGATAGCTGGATTGATAAAGTTGGATATAGCGCCATTGGCGGTGAACTAGCAGGAGAAAATGAAGATGACTGAAAAAGATATGGAGACTGAAATTAAAGAACTCGAAAAAGAAATTCGAGAGAAAGAAGATAAGCTGAGTAGCTTAAAGTATTCTGATTACGAATCAGCCAAGCAACAATACGCGGCTGCTCAAGAGAATTATCAAGATGCTTACAAGAAACTTATGAGTGCTAAACAGCATTATCTGATTGAGATGAATAGCGTGATTAGAAGCAAGAGCACTTCACAGTTTTTCTTTGGTCGCGGTTTTTAATGCGTCTTAAAGTTCGTCTTGATATTACTGTTGATGAGGATGCGTCGTGGATTCCTGCTGATGGGGTTCACGGCGCTGCTTCTGAGGCAGAAGAATTAATTATAGAAGCCATTGAGAATTGTATTGATGGTACGCTTATTACTGTGATTGGTGTAAAAATAGATGAGTAGTTTCAAATCAAATAAGAATCCAATGTTCCGCTCAAAGTTTAGTGAGGACATTTTTAATTTAAAGTATGCTCATCCAGGCTGTGATGACTGGGAGCAACTAGCTCATGTGCTAGTAGATGACGTGTGTGGTAATCTTCGAGATGGTGAAGAAAAGCTCCTGACTGATGATGAACTGTTTCAGTTAAAGGTGTATATCACGGATCTGAAGTTTGTTCCTGGTGGACGTTACCTTTATTACGCCGGTCGTAAGAACCGTTTTTACAATAACTGTTTCCTTCTTAAAGCTGAAGAAGATACCCGACAAGACTGGGCTAACCTTAGCTGGAAGTCCGAGTCCTGCCTGATGACAGGTGGTGGTATCGGTATTGACTACAGTGTATACCGACAATCAGGACGGGTCTTAAATGGAACTGGTGGAACTGCCAGTGGACCTATTCCCAAGATGCAAATGATTAACGAGATTGGGCGACGAGTTATGCAGGGTGGTTCTCGTCGTTCTGCAATCTATGCCTCTTTAAATTGGCAACACGGTGATGTTGATGCCTTTTTAAAAGCTAAGGATTGGGACACAATGCCCGTGGGTAACACTGGCCTCACCCTCAAACAAATCAAGGAGCAGGATTTTAACTTCCCTGCACCTTTGGATATGACCAACATTAGTGTTAACTATGACACTGATTGGTTGCTGCAATATTGGGAAACAGGCAAAGTCGGTGATGTGTTCATTAACAATATCAAACAGGCACTACGAACGGCAGAGCCTGGGTTCTCATTTAACTTTATGGAGGATGAAAATGATACGTTACGCAACGCTTGCACTGAAGTTGTCTCTGCTGATGACAGTGATGTCTGCAACTTGGGCAGCATTAACATGGGCCGCATTGAGTCGGTATCCGAATTTGCTGACATCGTAGAGCTTGCCACGAAATTCTTAATCTGTGGTACATTACGAGCGCACCTACCTTATGCTAAAGTATATGAGACTAGAGAAAAGAACCGTCGTCTGGGGTTGGGCTTGATGGGTATGCATGAATGGCTTATCAAGCGCAACTCTAAATATGAAGTCACACCTGAGTTACACCGTTGGTTAGCGGTCTATAAAGGTATGTCCGATAAAGTATCTAAGGAATTTGCAGATGAGTTATCTGTATCAAGGCCAGTCGCTAATCGTGCTATTGCACCTACTGGTTCGATTGGCATTCTCGCTGGGACTACTACTGGCGTTGAGCCTCTCTTTGCTGTAGCTTATAAGCGACGTTATCTCACACAAGGTACTCGATGGAAGTATCAGTATGTTGTTGATAGCGCAGCACAAGAATTGATTGACATCTACGGCGTTGATCCAGAAAGTATTGAAAGCGCATTGGATCTTGCAGAAGATTACGAGCGGCGTATGATGTTCCAGGCTGATGTGCAGGACTATGTTGATATGTCCATCAGTTCAACAATTAACCTACCTCAATGGGGGTCAAAGTTAAACAATGAAGATACAGTTGAGAACTTTGCTAATACCTTGGCTAAGTATGCCCACCGACTCCGTGGCTTTACTTGCTACCCTGATGGCGCTAGAGGCGGGCAACCTCTATCAGTCGTACCTTACAGTGAAGCTGTAGACAAGCTGGGGACTGAATTTGAAGAACAC